TCAGTCCACCGCCACGCGGGCGCGGTTCTGCCGCTCGCTCTTGTACTGCATGGCCACTGCCGGCGCCGGCTTGGCCGCGCCAGTCTCCAGCCACTGGCGCATGCGGCTGGCGTCGGCGAAGTGGGTGTACTTGCCGTAGGCGTCGAGAATCACCATGGCCACCGGGCGGTTGTCCATCTTCGTCAGCAGCACCAGGCAATGCCCCGCCTCGTTGGTGAACCCGGTCTTGGTCAGGGCGATGTCCCAGTTGCTCTTGTTCACCAGGTGGTCGGTGTTACGGAAACCCAGGGTGTAGTTAGGCTTGCGGAACGCCACGGTCTTCTCGCGGGTGGTCGACAGCTCGCTGAGCATCGGGTACTTGCGCGAGGCCATCAGCAGCTTGGCCAGGTCGTGGGCAGTGGACACGTTCAGGGTCGACAGGCCGGTCGGCTCGACGTAGCGGGTGTGGCTCATGCCCAGGCTGCGGGCCTTGGCGTTCATCGCCTTGATAAACGCGCCATAGCCGCCGGGGTAGTGGTTGGCCAGGGTATTGGCCGCACGGTTTTCCGACGACATCAGGGTGATCAGCAACGTCTCGCGACGGTTCAGCTCACTGCCAAGGCGCACCCGCGAGTACACGCCCTTCATCTCCGGGTTGTTGGCGATGGTCATGCTGAGCATTTCGTCCATGGGCAGCTTGGCGTCGAGCACGACCATCGCGGTCATCAGCTTGGTGACCGAGGCGATGGGGCGCACGCGATCGGCGTGGCTGGCGTACAGCTCCTTGTTGGTGTTGAGGTCGATCAACAGGGCGCTGCCGGAGGCCAGGTGCAGCTTGCTTGGGTCGCGCTGGACCTGGGCCGGGGGTTGTGCAGCAGCGGTCGACGGTAGGGTCGCGGTTCCTGTGAGCAACAGCAGCAGGCTGAGGATGGACAGGGAAGTTTTCACGTTGAGGCTCACTAAATGTTGGTATGTCGTTGGCTGTGCAAGGGTTTCCCCCAAAAAACCGTTGCATTCTGGAGTATGGCTCAGCGGCTGTCGAATGCCTTATATCTAAAGGGCGCAACGTGAACGAAATTTAATCCTGTACCAATTCTGTACCAATTACCGCTGCCTCAAGCTTGGCCAGCTCGGACCAATCGTTCGCTGAATTCAGCCACTTCGCGTAGGTGGTGAGTAGGACCTGGACGGAGTGTCCAAGCTGTCCGGCGATGAAGGCTGGGTTCATTCCTGACATGAGGCACATCGTGGCATATGTGTGCCTGCAGTTGTACTGTGGCCTCGCTCGGATCGAGGTCGCTTCGATCGCTTCGTTGAAGTGCCCGCCAGGTGTGCTTGGGCCTTTCATGTGGGGCGATCTTCCAGCCGGCTGGAAGACGAATGGAGATTCAGCTGAGACCCGTCTGCCGTTGCGCTTCCTGGAGTCGGCTATGTGTTTTGCTTGCCCGAGAGCTGCCAGGGCGCGACTGTTGAGCATGATTGTTCGGGTGTACTTGGTCTTCGTCCGCTCCACGACCTGGTTCTCTACAACGATCCGGCAGACATGGGCCGTCTTCTTATCGAAATCGATCTCGTCCCAGCGCAGCGCCATGATCTCGCCGGTGCGCATGCCGGTATAGAAGGCGAACTCATAGAAGGCTGCGAACACCTGGTTGCAACGTGAAAAGTTCTTGTACATCCAGCTGATCAGCTCCTCCGCCTCTTCAACAGTGAAAGGGTCGACCTGCTTCTTGTTCTTCTGCGGCAGTTGGATTGATGCCGCCGGGTTCCTATCCACCACCTCGTCATACACTGCTGCGCGAAACATCGCTTTAACCCGGGCGATGGCGGCGCGTTTGACTGTCGAGCTCTTCCATTCGGTCTTCGCGACCACCTCCCTCAGCACCATCGGCGTTACCGCCCTGATCGGCAGTGTCGCCAGATGGGGCATCCAGTAGTTGTTCATCAGTCCTTTGTAGTTGACTCGGGTGTCGTGCACCACCTCCAGGCTGTTCAGCCAGCTTTGCGCGTATTCGCCAAACATCAGTTCGTTGGCTGGCGCTGTGTAGCTGGAGGCCGGGAACAGTTCGGCGTACCTTTTTTCGTCCAGCACGCCGTGCTTGGCCAGGCTGACTACTTGAGTGCGTAGATCGGCTGCCGCCTTGATCCCTTTGGCGGTTTGGGGATATGCGAGCGTTTCGGATCGACGCTCACCGTTCCAAGTAAAACGGATCCGAATTGACTTGCCGATGAGCTCGACTCCAGTGGGTAGCCCCAGCTTCCTTCCAGCCACGCTTCGTATCTCCTGATGCTGTAAAAAATCCGGCCGTCGATCTTCTTCCAAACCCCCTCAGGGATCACGCCGCGGCTTCGCTTTCCTTCCAGGGCCCGCTTGGTCGTTCCGATCAGCTCGGCCATTTTTTCCTCTGGTACCTTGTCGGATACATAGGCCACCGGCTGGCGTTCTTCGTCTTGCATGTTGGTCTCCACGCCGCCGGTGGCGGCAGGTTGGTGGTCAGGCCGTTGCCGCGGCGATGGTCTGCTCGAAGCGCGAGGCCAGTTCGACGTTGACCTCGGCCTTGGCCAGGCTTTCAGCGGTGCCCTTGGCGCGGTGCAGGGTTTCGTACTTGCGCAGCTGGGCGACCGCCTCAACCAGGTCAGCCAGAAGGTTCGGTGCCTGGGCGATCAGCCGGGCATTCGCCCTGCGCAGATCCATGCTGAGCTCTACAAGCCCAACCTCGGTGAATGTCATCGCATCGCCGCAGTCGGCGATCATCCAGCCATCGGTTGGAAGTGCTTTCACGCCATCACCGCTGTCGGCGCCCAGACCGGTAAAGACCTCGGTTTCGTTCAGGACTTCCCACGGGCCTGGTGTGTGCTTGTGTTTCGTCATGGTGTAGCTCTCCATGTCCGCGCATGTCGGCGGGCTTGAGTAGTTGGGGAGGGGTTAGGCTTCTGGCGTGGCTGACTCTTGCCACTCGACGATGTCGGCGCCGAAGTCTTTGCTGGTGAAGGTGATGTTCCCGAAGCGCCAGTGGTAGGCAAATGGGCCGGTGCGCTCGCAGTTGGCCAGGACGCTGCCGCAGGATAGGCGGATGTCGATCCGCTCCAGCCCGGGGTCCTCTTCTGGGTCTGGTGGGTACCAGTTGCCTGCGAGCTTGCGGACCTTCTCGACAACGGCGTCGATCTCGAATCCGCCCCGCGATTGACCGACGAGCGATGCAACCCGCCATATTCCGGTTTGCCAGCGATCCTTCCTGACTAGCGCGCCGTCGTCGCGGAATTCGTAATCCTCAACCTTTGCATCGCGGTACTCAGGCAGGCGGAAATCCAGTTCCGTCACTTCCCGCTTCATCGCGGCGCCCGATAGATCAGATAGGCCATGTAGGCGATGGCGATCATAGAAGGTGCCCTCCGGCTTCGAGCAGGCTGTCTCGGTCTTCGCGCAAGCTGTCGCGATCCTTGCGCAGCGCCTCGTTCTCGGCAGCCAGCTTGCCAATCAGGCCGTAGCACTCGGCAAGGAGGTTGTTTGCGGCCTCGATCGCAGGGCCTTTGCCGGCCACCCCGCGCTGGCAGGCTTTCATCAGGGCCTGTACGTTTGTTGCTTCAGTGGTCATTGCTGGACCTCCTTCGGCGGATGAACCGGGCACGGCCAGCGCAGTGAGCCGTCGCCGGATGGGCAGGTGCAGGTCATGGCGCCACCTGCTTGGCCATTGCGCGGTCGATGCGCTCGATTTCAGCGAGGATGAGCGCCCCAGCTCGGACCAGGTTTTCGCGTCGGCTGCGAGGTTTCCACCAGCTGAGCGCCCACGGCCAGGCTGGCGGGCAAGTTGGCTGCCACTTTTTCATGGCCTGCTTTTCGTCGTCCCAGATATCCAGCCATGGGGGCGCTAGCGCGTAGCAGGCGGCGGCTTCGACCAGCTCAAGGCTGCCACACTGGTCGTCATGCTCCGCCGTCCAGCCCTCCGCTTCGACCTGACGCTTGCGCTCAGCCAATACAGCAATCCACGCAACGGTCGCGCCGTCCTGGCACTTGTACTCCACGGCCCTGGCCAGGCGCTCAAATGCATGTTCATTTACGCCGAATGCCAACGCTTCCTGGCACGCGCTGCTTGCGAGGTCGAGCAGCACGCCTTCTTCGACCAGCAGGTGCTGGCGCATCTTGTTCGCTTCAGTCACAGCTGATACCTCTCATCATTCCAGGCCGCCGGAGCGGCAGCAGGCGTAGGTTCTGGTTGGGTTTCGTGCGGGGAGAGCTGGCGCTCGTTGCCGGCCTGCAGCTGGCTGTCGGGGATGCAGCTTATGCCGACCCCATTCAGCAGGTAGCAGGTGACGCCGCGCTGGCTGTCGTGCTGCACGTCGATGACGTTCTCGGTTGCGCTGGCGCCGGTGGCCAGCAGCAGGAGGCAGAGGGCGAGGCGGGTCATGGCTTGCGCTCCAGGGCGGCGCGGGCTTGCCAGCCTTCCCAGGCCATCGACTCGTCATCTTTACTCATAGAATCGCGACGCTGGACCTTGTGATGCACTCCTTCGAACTCGTGGGTACCAATGACCTCATGAGTCCATTTGGCAAAGTCAGCCCGCTCATCGCGCTCAGCCGGCGCGCTCGGCTCTGCGCTGGCGGATAGCAATCGGCGTAGTTTTTCAAGCGGTACGTCTGGATTTCCAGTCGCGTCATCCAGCAGCATCGGGATCGCCTCACGTATCAGAGCATCCCGCTCGGCCAGCTGGGAGCGCAGCGCTTTTCGCGTTTCCTCTGCTGCCTCCATGTAGTCGGTCTTGTGCTGGCGCAGCCCAGCGATCACCAGCATTTGCTCGTCGGCCACGGCCTTCCAGCGCACGTTAGGATCGGCGTTGGTGTAGAGCGGCCCGAGCTTGGCGATTTCGTCGAGGCAGGCGTTCCAACCTTTCGAGAATGTTGGCATCAGGGTGTCGTAGCGCAGATGCGTTCCTTTGCGCTCAGGCAGCGCCACCGGCTCGCCCTGGTGCTGCTCGGCTGTCTGGGCCAGGAGGGCCTGCACCTCGCTGGACTCCCTGAAGATCTGAGCTTTCGAGAAGCGTTCCTGCCAGGCCTGCAGCTTGTCTCGCGGCACGCTGACCATCTCTGTGTTGCTGGATCGGTTTTCTGTGGGCATGGGGATACCTCGCCGGGTTATAGGGTTTCGAGATACGCGGCTATGAACTGCGTTGCCGCTTCAGCATTGATGGCGTTTCCGTAGGCGCGCAGTCGTCCCACTCGGCCGGGAGCCCCATGAGCCAGCGGGAATGTGCCGGGTTCAACTGGCCGCCACTTGCCATCCCGGCAGAAGAGCCAGTCAGCATCTGCCCACAGGCCGTTAACCGGTTCGGGGCGGCGATCGCTGCCGCCATGCTCAGATCCTGAGGGCCCCCTTTGCGATTGATCTCCGATAGACTCCCTCCCAGCGTCCGGACATTCTTCTCTCCGTCCGACGCCCGAGCTGTAGGCCAGCCGGCCAGGTCCGCTGTGTCTGTAAGTTCCCGCTTCATCGATCCGTCCGCTTTTGCCCCTGGGCGGCCGCGACTGTCTGATGCGGTTGGCGTCGGCCACCCAGTATGTTCGGTCCCTGATATGCGGAGCACCGACGCCCGCAGACGGGAACGCGACAGCCCCGAAGGCATAATCCATGGCTTCCAAGTCAGCTTGTACAAGGTCGAGCCAAGGCTCTGCGTCCTTGCTTGCAACCTGCTCTCCAAAGAGCTCTGCAGGATGGCGCTGGCTGATGAGCCAATGGAAGTGCGGCCAGAGGTGCCGCTGGTCATCAAACCCAGCGCCCGCGCCTGCCGCGCTGAAAGGTTGGCACGGACAGGAACCGGTCCAAACAGGTCGATCATCTGGCCAGCCGGCGCGGCGAAGGGCGTAGGACCAAACGCCGACGCCGGCGAAGAAGTGGCACTGGGTGTAGGGCTTGAGGTCATCTGGATGAACATCCTCGATCGATCGTTCGTCAACTTCGCCTGGCGCGATGTGGCCCGCGGCGATTAGGTTGCGGAGCCACTGCGCGGCGTATGGGTCGATTTCGTTGTAATACGCGGCCATGCGACTCCTCGCCGGGGAGGCGTTATCGTTGAATAGGGGAAGGCGCTGGCGGGCAGCGCCGGAGGGTCAGGCGGCTATCGCGTCTTCGAACTTGATGATCCTGCGCGTGGTGTCCGGCTCGCCCTCAATCTTCACTTCGAAGCAGGCCGGCGAGTAGGTGCTGATGCCGGTGATCACGCCTTCCTTGATGCTGTCGCCGATGGCGAATGGTGGCTGAGGGTTGTGCTCCTCGAACCAGGCTCGAACAGCTTTACGCTCTGCTTCGTCAACCAGGAAGTCCAGCTCGTCTAGGATATCGATGTCGTCCCGCTGCATATCCCAGCCGGCCCATTTCGCCAGCTCGATGCAGAGCTCGAAGCCATCCATATGGCGGTTGTAGTGGTGCGCCAGGGTTTCAGCGTCGGCCCCAAGCTTCTCGGCGATTGGCTTGCAGCATTCAAGGATCATCTGCCTGGTGGCATTTGGGCGCGGTGGAATATGGCTCATGGCTTTCTCCAAGCATGCGCCGCCCTCCGTGCTGGTGGCGGCATGGTGGCAATTTGGTTTGGGATGGGGTATTACGGGTGACCGGCATGGGGCTGGGTAAGGAGAAGCAAATGGCTGGGAAAATTGTTATCGAAAAATTGACGGGGCGGCACATCGGTTCAGTCGTCTCGATCCCGGCCGGATCTGATATAGAGGTCCGCTTGAATGACCTTGATCTGGAGAACTGTCAGAAAGTCATTGAGGAGCGAGATCCATCATCTTTAGCCAGTTCGCTAGGTTTGCCGGCAGATACTCCTCCACACCTCATCATTGAGGCTGCTGTTGCCTTGCGATCTCACCCGGGAGCAGATGGAGCAAAGGCTGAAATTGTTAAGAAATCTAGACTGTGGGAATACATAAGTCGCGCTGGTGATGTGGCTGGTGTTCTCGGGAAGTTCATTACGGTTTCGTCGCAAATTGCAGCAGCTTTTGGGTAGTTGCAGAACCGAGAGCATCTAAGCCCGCTGGGCCGCGCACTGAAGTGCTGCTGGCGCCGGCCGTGCCGGAAGCGTGCGGTGATGCGTTTCATGCTGCTTTCTGCTGATTCCAGGCGCCGACGGCGGCAAAGATCTGGGCGGCCTCTGCCTCGTCGAGCGTTGTGTCGGTAGGGATGGCAATCCAGCCGGATGCCACCAGGTGGTTAGGGTTTGCCGTGGCCCGCAGCTCGGTGTAGGTGGCCTCGATCACATCGGTCAGGTGCTCGGCCCGATAGTTGCCACGCGGCGCGACCTCAATCGACTTGTGGTACTGCACACCGAAGTGGTCCCGGCACAACACGCTGAGGTAGATGGTCCACTGGTGCGGGATGTCGCATACCGCGTCGACCAGCTGGCGCACGCGGATCTGCCTGAGATTCTTCCAGTTGATCAGCACCTGCTGACCGCTCGGGTCGATGTTCACTACGGCGGCGTGGTTGGCCGAGACCAAGGCGCGGCAGGTCCGCTCCAGGCGCGCCCGCATGTTGTGAGGCTTGCGCTTGCTCATTGCAGAGCACCGGCCTTGCTCGCCGCGCCGGCCTCCATCGCGTCCACAAACACCATCGCGGCCTTGTAGCTGAAGCAGAAGCCCTTGGTCTTGCCGGTCGCGACCTCGATGATGTGCCAGGCCTTGCCCTTTGCTACGGCCTGGAACAGCGGCCCAGGCACCGGGGCAGGGCGGCCAATCATCTCGTAGAGCTCAACTGTGGCAATGACTGATCGAGCGCGCAGGGCCTCAAGGCCTTGCCGCCGTTCACGGATGGCTGGATGCATGGGGTGATCCTCTGGTGGGATTCAGGCGTGGAGTTCGAAGGCTTCGGCCTTGCGAACGATTCGGACCTGGGCGGTGCGCCGCTCGGGCGCCCGGCGATCGCGGCGCATTGGGTCGCTGTCGTCGATGACCGCGTGCATGGCGATCAGTGAGGCCAGCACGAAGCACATGGGGCTGATGATGTTGCGGCGCATGGCCTCGGCGACCAGGGCTGCGCGGCGGGGCACATCGAGCTTGAACATTGCCGCGGCGATGCGCTTCTCGACGCCGCCCTCGCTGATGCCGAAGTGCCGGGCGATCTCTTTCGAGGTCAGGCCCTGGGCAACGTCGAGAACGCACTCCAGCTCACGGGGTGCCAGGCCCCGGCCTAGGTGGCCTTTCCATTGGCCAATGGTGATCGTGTCCATGGGTAATCTCGGTTGGCTGCATTGGAGAGCCGATCCCGCCTGTCTCCCTGAACATGTTGATGTAGGGTCGGGAAGGCTCTCCGATGCAGCCTGGTGATGGGGAACCAGGTGATCGGGCAGTTAACGTCAGGCTGACGTGGCGCTGGTTGTTCAGGCTGGACGTTCCTGTTCACAGCATTGCTCGTAATGAGCCATCGCTATCGGCATGTGGTAGCTGTCCAGCGGCCATTTTTTGACCTTGCAGCCCTGACCTGGAGGGCAGTGGAAGACGAACAACTCCCCTTCAGACTTGTCCATCTCCAGGCTCACATGGGCGCCGCTGGCGAAGCGGTCTTCGATAATCGTGGTCATCTTCAGTAGCTCCGCGTTCAGTTGATTTCCCGTCTGGCCCTGTCTCCAAGGCCAGCCAGTGAAACCTGCCGGGACCCGCTACTGGCGTCGGCCTCCGGCAATTTTCGAATTGGTGACTCCGACCGCGGACCTTCCCGCCGGATAACTGATCTCGGTGCTTTACCCTGCACACCCGGGGCAGTTGCCACCCCTCTGGACCGTTGAGGCCTGTCCATCGCTGCCTTTGCTGCGGCCGGTGTCGATCCGGCGATGAGACAAAGCTACAACCAATGGTTGGATGTTGCAAGCATAAAAGTTGTAAGTCGATGCATGGATATGCCATGCGTTATGCGCTTTTGGTTGTAGGTGGTTGATCAGGCAAAAAAAATCCTGCCGAATGGCAGGATCTTGAGAGGGGAAATTTCACCTATCTGGCGTACATAGCCCACCAGAACACATGGCCAATGATCTTCAGTTGGCCGTCTTGCATCTGCTCGAATGTGTAGTCCTCATCGGGATGGTCATCCCGATTGAAGCTTCGGAGTCGAAGCCCTGTCGGCAACCGGAAGACCTGTTTCACCCGGAGCTGGCCACTGTGATCGACCGCATAAAGGTCGCCATCGATGATGTCTGCCATCCTTGTTTTGCCGAGGTCGATCCCCACGGTCGCGCCGTCGCGCAGGACAGGAGTCATGCTATTGCCGCGGACTGTCACGCACCTGGCTTGGCTGGCCTGGACATGGTTCTCTCGCAGTTTTCGCTTTGGAAACCTGAGGCTTTCGTCCGCATTCTCTTTAATCGCGAAGCGGCCAGACCCGGCAGACAGCTCGACTTCCCTGAGAAACGAGATCTCGACCTCGTCGTCTTCAAGAGGGGTCGCTTCGTCCCAGGCGGCAATGTCGCTCAGCCCAAGCGGGGCGGGCTCATCACTGCCTTCACCTTGCAGAAGGTACTGAACGGTTGTGCTCAGTATGCTGGCGATCGTGCCCAGCTTCGAGTTCCTGGGGGTTGACTTCCCCGACTCCCACTTCTGCACCGCCTGCGCGCTCAGGCCCAGCCTGCGCCCAAGTTCTGACTGGCTGAGTCCAGCTGCCTCACGTTTCCGCGCTATGCGCTCACCAATATTTTCCATGCGGCAATCATACAAACAATGGTTGTAAGTGTAATTGCGAATATTGGTTGTAGGTCTATGCATGCCTGGGGTAACCTTTGGTTGTAGCTGTAACTTTGAGGTGGGCTATGACCCAGACTGCAATTCAGAAGGCGGCGTTTGCTGCCGGCGGCCAGTCAGCCCTTGCTCGGTTTCTCAAGGTTACGCCCCAGGCAGTGCAGAAAATGTGCGCTACCGGGCGCGTGCCTGCCGAGCGGGTGCTGGAGATCGAACGGCTAACCGGGGTTCATCGGTCGGAGCTGCGGCCTGACATTTACCCAGATAAGCCAGAGGTCTCTGGTAGCTGTGCCGTGAAGTATGCGTGATCTGGCCTTGCGCCAGTAGTGAGTTCGCCCCGCTGTTCATGCATCCAGTGCCAGAACAGCAGGCGAAAAAAAACCGCCTGGCAGGGCGGTCTTCTGAAACAACAACGAGGTCGATTATGCACTCTGCAATGGACGCAAGCAACACCGCGCCACAGGCCGTTTCGCACCAGAAAGCCTACCACCAGTCCGCAGCAATCCATGCGGCTCGAATGATCCGCCTCCAGTACGCAATCGAATCGAAGAATGCCTTCCGCGCCGAGTGTGTTGAGCACTTGCGCGCCTCCCTGTGCGAGACCAAGTCATGAGCACCATTGTGATGACGGCCTGCTGGCCATTGCAGGGGATGAGCCCTGCCCAAAAGGCGGTGCTGATCTCCTTGGCCGACAACGCCAACGACGACGGCGTTTGCTGGCCATCCATCGCCACCATTGGGTCGCGTACCTGCCTTTCGGAGCGGGCCGTACGCAATGCGTTGCGCTGGCTTGAGGAGGTTGGCCTACTGAATAGCCATCAGCGCTTTGGCCGTTCAACCTGGTACACCATTACCCCGGCAGCATATGCCCCCGGCACGAAATGCCCCCCGGCACCAGATGCCCCATCACCCCGGCATGAGGTGCCCCCCACCCCGGCACCAGATGCCCCCAGAACCGTAAAGGAACCATCAATTGAACCGTCACCTGATGGCAACCGCGTTCCGCGCTCGCCGTCTTGCCCGGTTCAGGACATCGTCAATCTGTTCAACCGACTGCTAACACCAACCCTGCCTGCCGTCGTTCTCGTGTCGGAGGCGCGCAAGAAACAACTCCGCGCCCGCTGGAACCAGAGCGATGTTCACCAGAGCCTGGAGTTCTGGGCAGAGTACTTCGCCGACGTCGCGAAATCGGACTTCCTGATGGGGCGAGCTGCTGGGAAGTTTGGCGGCGCGCCTTTCCGGGCCACCTTCGATTGGCTGATTGCCCCGTCCAACTTCGTGAAGGTGGTGGAGGGTAACTACCATGCGTGATCCCTACAGCGCCGAGGCCGAGCACAGTCTGCTGGGTGCCATGCTCCAGCGCCCCGAACTGATCGACGTGCTGTCCGATGATCTCTCGCCCGAGTCGTTCTACTTCCCCGACAACGCCGATGTGTATCGCGGGATCATGGCGGTGAGGGCGGCGGGTGGCTCTGTCGACTTCCTGACCGTGGCTGACCGTATCGGGACGCTTCCTACCGGCGACAACGCGCTGGCGTATTGCGCGGAGATCGTGAAGAACACCCCGAGCGTGGCCAACGCGGCATCGTATGCCGGTATCGTCCGCGAACGCGCCATTGAGCGCGCCTTGTACGACTTGAGCGACCGAACCCTGGAGATTGCCCAGGGCGGCGCGGACATTCAGGACAAGATCGCTGCGGTGCAGGCGGCGGCCCTGGCCATCGATTCCGGCAGCGACGGCGAGGAGGTCGTGAAGGCCGCCGATTTGATGGCCGACCAGCTGGAGGTGTGGCAGGAGCGCCACGACCGGCTGTCACGCGGCGAGACGCTGATCGGTCTGTCCACTGGCCTGGCAGATCTCGACGAGAAGCTGGGCGGCCTGCAGCCCGAGCAACTGATCATCGTTGCCGGTCGCCCGGCCATGGGCAAGACCACCCTGGGCATGGGCTTCGTGCTGGACGCGGTGGTGCGGCAGAAGAAATCGGGCCTGGTCGTCAGCCTGGAAATGAGCAAAGTCCAGCTGATCGACCGCGCCGTCGCCGCCGAGGGCAAGATCCCGCTGAACTTGGTGAAGAACGGCTCGGCCTGCCAGTCTCACGGTGCGGAGCTTTGCGCAGCCGCTGGGAAGATCCAGCACGCGAACCTGTTCATCGCTGACCGAGCCGGCGCCACAGTGGGACGTATTCGCTCGCTGGCTCGTCGGCACAAGATGCGATACGGCCTCGACATCCTGATGATCGACTACCTGCAGCTGATGGAAGGCGAGGGCGGCAATCGTACCGAAGAGATCAGCGGCATCAGCCGTGGCTGCAAGTTACTGGCCCGCGAGCTGGGAATCCCCGTCGTCCTGCTCAGCCAGCTCTCGCGCAAATGCGAGGAGCGCCCCAACAAGCGCCCGGTGCCGTCCGACCTGCGCGAGTCGGGCGCCATCGAGCAGGATGCCGACGTGATCTTGTTCGTGTACCGCGACGAGGTCTACCACGAGAACAGCGATTACAAGGGCGTTGCCGAAATCATCATCGGTAAGGGGCGGGACATCGAGACGGGCACTGTCCGTGCGGCCTTCCTGGGCCAGTACAACCGTTTCGAAAACCTCTCGGCCAGCTGGCAGCCGCCGGCCAAGGCTCCAAGTCAATCCGAGCGGCCCTTGTCGGCCCGCTACGCACGCAAGGACGTCGCATGAATGCAGCCACCCTTCGCCAGTTCAACACCAAACCGGCACGCGCCAAGCCCGTCGACCGCGAGGGCCTCGAGCAGGCCGCGCTGATGCAGGAACTCGCGCTGCGCTATCCCGAGGTGCATGAGCTGATCTATCACGTCCCCAACGGTGGACACCGGGTGAAGGCTGTTGCCGCCAAGCTCAAGGCCCAGGGCGTTAAGGCCGGGATCCCTGACCTGGTGCTGCCGATGGCTCGCGGCGGGTACTTCGGCTTGTACATCGAATTCAAGGCGACCGTAGAGCCTGCCCCCGTATCAGCGAGCCAGCGTGACTGCCTGCGCCGCCTGAGCGAGCAGGGTTACCTCGCCATCGTGTGCCGTGGGCACTTCGACGCCATGGAGCAGCTGCGCGCCTACCTGCGGCTGCCGAGAACGGAGGTTTCAGCATGACCAACACCGCCGCTGTGAAAATCAGCGATGCAGAGATCCGCCGGCAGGCCGCCGGCAAGGTGCGTGACCTGCGCGCCCTGGGCAATCAAGGCCTGTACTTTCGGTTCCATCAGTCCCGCGAGCGGGGGTCCTGGTACCTGGTGCACAAGGGCAAGTGGAACCTGATTGGCGCCTATCCCGACCTCAGTGCCGCGAAGGTGGCGGCAGCGCTGCCCGACATCCGGCTTCGGCTGGACGCGGGGGAGGGCTCTGGCCTGTCGACCTGGGTGCTGACCGGCCAGCTTCTGGCTTGGTTTGCCGATCGGATGGCCCGTGATCGCAACCTGTCGACCAAGCGCAAGAGTACGGCGGCGTCGGTGATCAAGCTGCACCTGTTGCCGCGTCTGGGCGAAGTGCCGCTGGCCGAGATCGACAAGGCGCGCTTGGACCGGGAGCTGATGTGGCCGCTGCAGGAGTCGCTGTCCATCGACTACGTGCGTCTGGTGTTCCAACTCCTCGCACTGGCCTTCCGGCAGGCCCACAAGCTCGGGCTGATCAGCTCGAACCCCCTGGCCGGCATCCGCTTCGGCGACTTCTCGAAGGCCAAGGTCACGGTAAAGCCCTCGCGGCTGCGTGGCGTGCACCTGGAGGACCTGATGGGCCGCATGGTCGCCACCCTGGCCAACAATCCGCAGCACGGCGTGCTGGCCCTGCTGATGCTGTGCCACGGCACCCGACTGGGCGAGACCCGCCAGGCGCGCTGGAGCCACATCAGCCTGGCGGAGCGGGAGTGGTTCATTCCGGCCGAGCACACCAAGACCGGTGTCGAGCATCGTCTGCCGCTGACCGACCAGGTGCGTTTCCTGCTGCTGGCCTATCGCGAGATCCAGCGCAATCAGGGTTACGACGGTCAGTTCCTGTTCCCGGGGCGGCGTGGCCTGCCGATGGGCGAGGCGAAGGCCTGCGCGGTGTTCACCACGATGGGCCAGGGCGAATGGACCAGCCACGACCTGCGCAAGCTGGCCCGCACCGGCTGGGCAGACCTGGGCGTCGACCACCTGGTGGGTGAGCTGCTGATCAACCATGCCATGGGCCACAACGTGAAGGTCTACATCCAGTCGGACGTCATGGCCCGCAAGCGCGAGGCGCTGGAGAAGTGGCACGCCCACCTTGATCAGAAGGGTTTCGCCGCGATTCACGGCTTGACCGGTGATAGATCGATGGATTCCGGGATTCTGGCGCGGGCCGCTCAGCGTGCGGGCTGCGGCGACATTGCGGGAACAACCGTAGGCGAGGATTCGAAATGAGCCAGAACATGCAGCCGGGCGATCTTGCGTTGACCCTCGTGTTTGACACCGAGATCCCACAGGGCAGCCAAGTGGAGCTTGCCGAACGTATTCAGAAAGGGCAGCTATTGGTTGGCAAGACCCGCCAAATGAAAGCTCCAACCGCTGGGTGGTACGTGACTCATCTGGGCTCGGCCGCAAGGGTCGCATATGGGGATGCTGAGCTCATGCCACTGCGCGGCGCCGAACCGCCGATGACGAAGTTTGATGCCCAGGCCTTGTACGGCGTGGTCGTGGTTTCGGCATGAGGAAGAGCCACGGCCCAACGCTGCACAAGGAGCGGGTCATCCTGAGTAGGTGCCCAGACTGCCAGGGAAAGGCGGTGATGAAGGGCATTTTCTATGAGCTGCCATGCGGTCGGTGTAATGCCTCGGGCTGGCTGTCAGCCCTAACTGGTGAGCCACTACCGCTGGAAGAACTTGTGACGCAGTTGGGGCTGCGAGTACGCGAGCTGGAGCAGCAGGTTGATCGCCAGCGCCCACCATGTACTGAAGGCCCAGCTGCACAGTACCAAACGAACAACCGCCGCGGCGCCGGCGGCACCAACTACACCGGGGATTGAGGGGAAAGGAATGATCTACAACAGCGTATCAGGTGCAGTAGTTGCCGCTCTGGCGGCAGGAGAGAAGGGCGCTGCGAAGGGCCAGGCATGGCAGAAGCTCTACAAGTCGGCAGAAGAAGAGGGCGGGTGCCTCGCCTCGCTTGGCGGCAGTAGCGGCGGCTTTGACCGCGCTCAGGTGGATTACTGGCTGTCAGCGCGGCTTCACCACCTGCTGATCCCGCGCCATTGGAGCGCGCTCAACGCCAAGTACGCCACCAACAAGGCAAAGCGGCTTCACGGGATCTCGGCCATCGCGCCACTGATCGCCAGCCCAGCACCGCAATTGTTCATCTACAAGGCCGTGACTGCCTGGGCCGTGCCGAAGCTCAAGGGCGCTCGCCGCCAAGGCCCACGGTCGGTGGTGGTAGATATCCCGCTGGATGCGCCTGAGTGGAGGCGCTCGCGGCTGGTTAATGCAGCTCTTGCCGCTGGCCAGGCTGAGCGGGCCAAGGCAGAGGCGCTGGCAGAGGACCTGATCGTCCTGCCGGCCAGCTTCTACGACATGAACACCTGGGATACCGATGCTACACCTGAGCCGACGCGGTACCGCTGGCGGGCTGGCATCAAGGATAAGCTCGACGGAATGATCGACGACGCGCTGGTCGAGGTGCGCGCCATCCTTGAGGCCGAAGGGCTGCTGATCAAGGACGCAGCGTAATTGCCTATTGACAGCAGTAAGAGAGTGAGAGAAATTATCGCCATCCTGTCATTCCTGCGCGTGCTGAGGAATGAATATCGAAAACCCGGCCTTAGAGCCGGGTTTTTTGTTTATGGCCTACTCGCGAAGAATACGAGGCAGTGGAGCTGCTTCGCCTTTCAGGTTGTGAATGCATTGCAGACCTGTTGTGGTCAATGTGTACGTGCTTCCGAAGCTATCGGACTGCTCCCGCAGATAACCTTCGTCTACAAGCCAGCGTCGGACTTGTTGTACCCATGCATTCAAGTCGAGCCATTCCTTTGAGTTCTGCGCCTCTCCCCATTCGTTGAACTGAATCTTCTCGGCTGACAAGCCAGTCGAGTTGATGTCGACGCTCACAAATTTCGGAAACTCTCGATGAACGGTTTCCAGAATGATTTCCAGCGTCTTATCGAAATCCAGCATAGAAGTGCTGCCCATTTCATCCTCCAAAATGATTGTTGATCGATAACGATATCACGTAGCCATTAGTGGCAGCATTTCCCCAGGAGCAACAACTATGGCCGAGCCAAGTACCGGCGCCCTCGCAGTGACCGGCGTACTTGCCAGCGTCGGCCTGGGTGCTGCATTCCCCCAGCTGGATCTCGCCGCACTGGTCGGCGCGTTCGGCGGGGCTTTCTTCTACGTGGTGTTCGCCAAGGACATCAGTACCTGGCGACGTGTCGGCTATCTACTGGCTGGCTGGATCGGTGGCTACTTCGGTGCAGCCGAGCTGATGGGCCGGGCCTGGACCCAGACCGCCGGCTTCAGCGCATTCGTATGCGGCGTGCTCTGCGTCGTCACATTCTCTGGCTTGCTGGAGTGGATGCAGACCGGTCGCATGCCTACCTGGCTGCAATGGGTCTTCCGTCTGCGCGCCAGGAAGGAGGGTTGAATGGTTGCCGTTATCCAGGCCGGGCTCTGCGCCGTCATCTTCGTGATGATCGGCCTGCGCTACCGGCCTTACCCGGACTCCCGCTACAAGCTTGGCGTCTCGCTGATGGCTTGGGCTGCTTGCGCTGTTACCGGCATGCAGTTCATCAGCCTGGTCGGCCGCATGGTGATGCATGACGAGTTTGCCGATGCGTCCTGGTTCAACACCGCGTTCTACCTGCTTGCCGCCGTTCTGGTGTGCAGGGCCAAGGGCAACGTGGCCAAGATCCTGCGGGTGGACTGATGGCCTGCAGTGGATGCGCCGCCCGGCGCGAATGGATCAACAAGTGGACAAAGGTGGCGTATGAGCGAGCCCGTGATCTCGTTACTGGAACAGATGCTGGAAGAGCAGAAGAAGCAGACAAGCCTGCTCGAGCAGATCGCAACCCAGAACCTTGCACTGATCGAAGCCCTGGCGGATGAAGTCGATGTCGATCCTAATGCGCCACCGAAGACCTACCTGAGTGGCGCGCCATGCCGGTGAGACCTCAGCGCCCATGTCGGGCCCAGGGCTGTCGTGCTCTGCACCGGAATGCCAATGGCTACTGCGATGGCCATGCTGACCTGGCTGCCGAGCAGGCCAAGGCTTGGGCGACACGTAAGGGGTCAGGCCGTGGTGGTCGCCCTTGGCGGCGCAAGCGTGAGCGAATCCTGAAGCGAGATCAGTACCTGTGCCGCTGTGACGACTGCGTCAAGCTCGGCCGCATCCGCGAGGCACATGAGGTTGACCACATTGTGGCCCTGGCCCACGGCGGCACCGACGATGACCACAACCTGCGGGCGATCAACCGCGATTGCCACAAGGCCAAGACGCAGCGGGAGTCGAAAACGGTCAAAAAATGATCGAAAACGAAGAAAATGAGACGAAATCTCGTTTACGGGGAGGGGGAGGGTCAAAAGTTCAGGGCCTTTCGCTCGGACACCGCGCCCTCAGTCGTTTTTTTACACCCGCGAAATATAAAGTTTAGTGGAGGCGCCGATGCCAGGGGTTGCCGGGCGCTCCGGCCGTCGCCCAAAACCCACGGCCCAGAAGGCGCTGGCCGGCAACCCCGGCAAGCGCAAGCTGAACAAGGACGAGCCAGATTTCGCTCTGGTGACCAACGTCGACCCGCCCGAGTGGCTGTGCGAATACGCGACCAGGGTTTGGGAAATGCTGGTGCCAGAACTGCTCCGGGCAAAAGTGCTGGCCCTTACAGACATGCACAACGTCGAGGCGTTCTGCACTGCCTATGGAAACTGGCGAAGGGCCCAAGAGTCGGTCATTGCCCACGGCGTCGTGGTTGCTGGTGCGACTGGCGGCCCGGTGAAAAACCCAGCGCTTACCGCGGCCAATGAGGCGATGCGCCAGATGGTCACCTTCGGTTCGATGCTGGGCCTGGACCCCGCCAGCCGGACACGAATCATCGGCGGCAACAAGCAGAAATCCACCAACGAGTTCGCAGCCCTACTGAGTTCCTGATGGCCAGAGCCAAGTACACCAACGTCGACAAGGCAATGGTGTGGGCGAGGTCCGTCCTCAAGGGCAAGTTCCCGGCCTGCCGGTACATTCACCAGGCGATCGAGCGGCACTTCGAGGATGTGGCGGCCAGCCGCTCCAAGAGCTACCCGTACAAGTTCGACCCGGCCAAGGCCGAGAAGAAGCTGCGGCTGATGCAGCTGCTGCCGCACACCAAGGGCGAATGGGCGTTCAAGCGGCAGCTGATCACCCTGGAGCCATGGCAGCTGTTCGGCCTGGCCTGTACGTTTGGCTGGGTCAGGAAGAAGGGCGGCTACCGGCGTTTCCGCGAAAGCTACTGGGAGGTGCCGCGCAAGAACGGCAAGTCGGTGATCGCCGCGGGCGTCGGCATCAGCATGTTCACCGCTGACAATGAGTTCGGCGCCGAGGTGTATTCCGGTGCGACTACCGAGAAGCAGGCGTGGGAGGTATTCCGGCCAGCCAGGTTGATGGTCAGCCGGTCACCCATGCTGATCGAGGCTGCAGGCATCGAGGTCAACGCCTCAAACCTGAACATCCCGTCGAATGGCAGCCGCTTCGAGCCGCTGATCGGTAACCCCGGAGACGGTGCTTCCCCGTCGTGCGCGATCATCGACGAATATCACGAACACGACAGCGCCGCCCAGTACGACACCATGCTCACCGGGATGGGGGCGCGCCGCCAGCCGCTGATGTTCATCATCACCACCGCCGGTGCGAACATTGAAGGCCCGTGCTACGACAAGCGGCGCCAGGTTATCGAAATGCTCAACGGCACCGTGCCGGACGATGAGCTGTTCGGGTACATCTGGACGCTCGACGATGGCGACGACTGGACCGACCCGAAGAACCTGGCCAAGGCCAACCCCTGCATGGGCGTGTCTGTGTTTCAGGAGTACCTGGAGAGCCAGTTGGCCAGGGCGATCCGCTCGGCCCGGTTCACCAACACGTTCAAGACCAAGCACTTGAACCTGTGGGTGAGTGCCAAGTCCGGCTTCTTCAATATGGAAAGCTGGAAGGCCTGCGAGGACAAGACGCTCACGCTTGACCAGTTCGAGGGCCAGGAGTGGGTGGCAGGGTTCGACCTGGCGCGCAAGCTCGACATGAACTCCAGGGCCAGGCTGTTCTGGCGCGAGATCGACGGGAGAATCCACTACTACAGCGTGGGGCCGGCGTTCTGGGTTCCCGAGGACACCGCAAACGATGTGGACAATAAGCGCATGGCTGAGCGCTTCCAGGCCTGGGTCAACACCGGCCACCTGACGGCCACGCCAGGTGCCGAGGTCGATTACCGCGAAATCCTCGAGGACACGAAGGAAGCCAACAAGCTGGCACCGATCAGGGAGAGCCCGATCGACCCGCACGGCGCCACGGGCCTGAGCCACGACCTGGACGACGAGGGCTTCAACCCGATCACCATCACCCAGAACTACACCAACATGTCCGACGGCATGAAGGAACTGGAAGCGGCCATAGAGGCGGGTCGCTTCCACCACGACGGCAATCCGATCATGACCTGGTGCATCGGCAACGTCATCGGCAAGTACCTGCCTGGCAACGATGACGTTGTGCGACCAATCAAGCAGGGCGAGGACAACAAGATCGACGGGGCCGTGGCACTGATCATGGCTGTTGGATCCGTGCTGCGCCTGGCTGCCGAAGGTTCTGGCGGCTTCGACAACTTTTTCGCCAACCCTATCGTGGTTGGCTAATGGGACGACCTATGAAAACTGGCCTGATCATTTTTCTGGCGCTTGCGGCCGGCGGCTTGCTGCTGGGCGTTGCTGGTGTTTACGTGCTGGCGGGCCTGGGCTACGCGTTGCTCGCCGCTGCTGGCTCGCTTCTTCTTGCCGCCGGCTTCATTCGCAAGGGGTTGATCAGTGGCTAAATCACTTGCGCAGGTCCTTGGCCAAGCCCTGGTCAAGTCGGCCGAGCCAGGAATGGCTTCAAGCCTTGCCGGCTGGGCAGGCCGGAAAATCGGCTTGGGCGACTCGGCCTTCTGGAACACCTACTACGGCACCGACTCGGCATCAGGGAAGGTGGTCAGCCAGCAAACGGCGCTCCAGCTTTCGACGGTATGGGCGTGTGTCCGGCTGATCGCCGAGACCATCGCCACGCTGCCGATCGCTCTGTACGAGAACCAGAGCGGCGCGCCAGTGGTAGCCAGTTCTCACCCAGTAAACTTCGTTATCAGCCAGCAGCCGAACGCCGATCAGACTCCCGTGGAGTACTGGGAGAACGTCATGGCCAGCCTGTTGCTGCAGGGTAATTCATTCAGCGAACCCCACCACAGCGGCCGCACGTTGACGAGCCTGGAATTCCTGCTGCCGCAGAACATGTCGCCACCCCGGCGCTTGTCGGACGGTTCTATCGAGTACCGCTACACCGACAACTCCGGCAAGCCTCACACGTTGACCGAGGATCAGATGGTTCACGTGCGGGCCTTCGGCGTTGATCCGCTCTGCGGTCTGTCGCCGCTGGCCTACGGTCGGCAGGTGCTGGGCTCGGCCATGGCTGCTGATGAGTCGGCGGCCAAGATGTTTGCCAACGGCATGAAGTTGGGCGGCGTCTTGTCCACCGATCAGATTCTCAAGCCGGACCAGCGGAAGGACATCCGCGAGGACATGATCAAGCAGTTCTCCGGCGCGACGAACCACGGCAAGACGATGGTGCTCGAGGCTGGCATGAAGTACCAGCAGGTATCCATGACTCCTGAAGATGCCCAGATGCTGCAGACCAGGGCCTTCAATGTCGAGGAAATCTGCCGCTGGTTCCGGGTGCCACCGTGGATGGTTGGACACACGCAGAACTCCACCAGCTGGGGTACCGGCATGGAGCAGCAGATGATCGGCTTCCTGTCATTCACGCTGCTTCCCTGGATCAAGCGCATCGAGATGTGCTCCAACCGCCGCCTGCTGCGCCCCGATGAGCGCCGCCGCTTCTATGTGAAGTTCAACCCGGAAGGGCTGCTGCGCATGGACAGCGCGGCGCGGGCCGCCTTCTACAGCTCCATGACCCAGAACGGGATCTACACCCGGGACGACTGCCGGCGCAAAGAGAACCTGCCACCCCATGGCGGGAACGCTGAGAAGCTCACCGTGCAATCCAACATGCTGCCGATCGACAAGCTGGGTGAAGACCCCGGCGGCGCCAATCAGGCCAAGGCGGCGCTGCTCGACTGGCTCAATGACCAGCCAAGAGGTAACACCCAATGAGACACAAGGATCGACTGGCGGCGGTCAAGTACCGCTCTTTCGACTATGACGTGAAGGCTGTCGGTGACGACGGCCTTTTTTCTGGCTACGGCTCGGTGTTCGGCGTGGTCGACAGCTACAACGAGGTGGTTGCACCTGGCGCGTTCCTGGAGTCGATCGAGGACGCCAAGGCCAAGGGGCGCACCTTCCCCGTGCTCTGGCAGCACCGTACAGGCGAGCCGATCGGCAGCTGGGATATCGCCACTCTCAAGGAAGACGAGCGCGGCCTGTTCGGCGCCGGTGAGCTCTGGCTGGAGGATGCCCCATACGCCCGCATCGCCTACCGAGGCATGCAAACCCGATCGATCACCGGCTTGTCGATCGGCTACTACGTGCGCGAATCCAGTTTCGACGAAAAGACTCGGGTTCGAACGCTGACGAAGCTTGATCTGATCGAGATCTCCATCGTCACCGTGCCGGCTAACGACGAGGCCCGCACCGACACCATCAAGTCGAAGCTCGCCCACGGCGGCCTGCCTTCGATGCCCGAATTTGAGTTGCTCCTGCGCGAGGCAGGCTTCTCGAAAACTCAGTCGGCGGTGATTGCCAACCGCGGGCTGCAGCACCTGCTCCGGAGCGAGTCCGAGGGCGACCTGGCAGCAATTGAAATCGCTGAGGCGCTGAAGGCGCGCCCGGCACTTTCCCTCCCTTCGTTTTGAGGAATCACCATGCATAACGCCATGAGCAACCAGGCTCGCTCCGAACACCGCCAGTTCCAACGCAAGGAGCACGCCGACGACAAGATCCAGTTGAAGGCGGTCAACGACCTGCTCGACCAGCGTGATCAGGAGATCAAGGCTTTCGCCACCAAGGCCGCCGCCGAGATCAAGGAACACGGCACCATCCTCGCGGACACCAAGACCGTTCTCGACGGCCTGGTGAAGGACGGCCTCGGCCTGCAGGACCGCCTGCAGGAGCTCGAACAGAAGATGGCCCGCCGCTTCGCCGCCAACGATCCGGTCGAAGCGAAGTCCGCCGGTGAAGAGCTGTCCGAGTCGGAGGACTTCCAGAACCTGCAGACCCGTGGTCGCGGTATCGCACGCATCGGCCGCAAGGCGGTGACCAACATCACCAGCGCCACGACTGGTACCGGCGGCGTCGGCGCCGGCATCCAGCCGACCCGCCTCCCAGGCATCATTGTTGGGCCCGAGCGTGAGTTCACCATCCGCGACCTGATCATGCCCGGCCGCACCTCCTCGAACTCGGTCGAGTATGTGCGCGAGAGCGGCTTCCAGAACATGGCCGCCCCGCAGGCTGGCGAAGGCGCGGCCAAGGCCCAGTCGGACCTGTCCTTCGAGCTGAAGGACACCCCGGTACGCACCATCGCCCACTGGTTCCGCGCCTCCAAGCAGGTCCTGGCCGATATCCCGCTCTTGCAGAGCTACATCAACGGTCGCGCCATCTACGGCCTGAAGTACAAGGAAGAGGAGCAAATCCTGGCGGGCGACGGCACCGGCCAGAACCTGCTGGGCCTGATTCCTCAGGCAACCGCCTTCAACAACGCTCTGCGCAAAACTGGCGACACCAAGATCGACACCCTGCGCCGCGCCATCCTGCAGGTCCGTATCGCCGAGTATCGCGCCTCGGCCATCGCCCTGAACCCGGCTGACTGGGCCGACATCGAGCTGACCAAGGACGCCAACGGCTCCTACATCTGGGTGAACGTCCAGGAGGGCGGCGTGCAGCGCCTGTGGAAGCTGCCTGTTGTGGACAGCAACGCGGTACCGGAAGGCGAATTCCTGGTCGGCGCGATGAACATCGCGGCCCAGGTCTTCGACCGTGAAGAGGCTGCTGTCGAGGTGTCCACCGAGGACGGCGACAACTTCCGCACCAACATGGTCACCATCCGTGCTGAGGAGCGTCTGGCGATGGCGGTGTACCGTCCCGAGTCCTTCGTCCACGGCGAATTCGAAGCCACCCCATAAGGCTCAGCGAATCAAGCACGCATGGCGTTGTTGCAAAGAAAGTTGCCGACGACCTTGCTGCCAGCCTGCAGGCCTTGGCCAAGTTCGCTATTGGCACAGTGGCCGGAATTCACCTGCTTGGCGTCGGCTTGAAGTCGTTGTCTGACTTCGACAATGCGATGGTCGGCGGAGAGGATGCCAAGTGGTGGGATCGGTATCTACCGCCGGTGAGGATCTACAACGCCTTTAAAAACATCGATGCCATGGGCAATGTCATCGGCGGAACAAAGGAGCAGATGGATAGCCTGATCACCGGCTACGGTGATCTGATGGCCAGCTTCGATTCGAAGCAGGATGGCTCTGGTAGCACGAACCAGGTGAAAGAACTGGCCAACCTGCTCGACAGGCTAAAGAGCAACGGGCCTGGCGCATTTAGGGCTATCACCAAGGCCCAGCAGGATGCCGCGAAGGCAGCAGATGCTGCAGCCAAGAAGCTAAAGGGGCAATTCGACACCGCAGAGCAGGATTACCAGCGCCAGATCGCCCTGATCAACACCGAGGTCGACAAGCGCAAGGACGCCACCGAGGTGGCCAAGCTGCAGTTCGAGCTGGAATCCGGGAAGCTGCACGGCCTCAGCGCCCAGCAGCAGGGCCGCCTGAAGGGGCTTGCCGCTGAGCTCGACCAGCTAAAGCAGTTGAAGCTTGCGAATGAGGAGAATGCCAAGGCCGCCTCGTATGCCTCGGCGCTGGCCGCCGCCAATGCCACGGCTCAATCAGGCCTCGACATGGAGTTCGTTGGTGCCGGGATGGGCAGCAAGACCCGCGAGCGCTTGCAGGGGATTCTCGAGGTCCGTCAGGAGTTCGACCAGAAGTTTGCCGATCTGCAGGAGCAACGCAACTCGGGTGATATAAGCGAAAGCTTGTTCAAGCGGGAAGCCGAGCTTTTACAGTCATCGCTGGACGAGCGCCTGTCGATGCTGGTTGATTACTACGGCAAGCAAGATGAAATGCAGAGTGACTGGCTCGACGGAGTTAAGGACGCCTGGCAGAACTTCGCTGACGAGGCGCAGAACTACTCGGCCATGGCTGCCGATGCAACCACCTCGGTTCTCGGTAGCGCCAAGGGCGAGTTGAGCTCGTTCATGTCCGATGTTGCCACAGGCTCGAAGGATGCTGGCGACGCACTGATGGACATGGTCACCGGCTTCGCCAAGGCTGGCGTGCAGGCCTTGTCCGACATGGCTGCCCAGTGGCTGGTGTACCAGGCCGTGCAACTGCTGGTTGGCAAGACCACGCAGTCGACTGCCGGGATGGGGATGGTTGCCAACGCGCAATCCATGTCTTTCCAGGCGCAACTCAACGCCTATGCGGCCACTGCCGCTATCCCGCTGGTTGGTCCGGCCATGGCGCCTGCTGCTGCGGCCGCTGCGGCAATGGCCACGGCCCCAATGGTCGCCGGCGTGGCGTCCACCGCGCTGATGGGCATGGCCCACGACGGTATCGACAGCATTCCCCGGGAGGGGACCTGGTTGCTCGATGGCGGCGAACGGGTGTTGAACCCGAACCAGAACCGCGACCTGACCCAGTACCTGCGCAATGCGAACGATGCTGGTGGTGGTCTTGGGGGCGGAGGCATCACTATCAACGCACCGGTCACCGTCCAGGCCCAGGCCGGGATGAGCGATGCCGAGGCGCGCCGCCAGGGCGAGATGATGGGGCAGGCATTCGAAGAGCGGGTGCGCGATGTGATGTACCGAGAAACCCAGCAGAACGGGATCCTTTGGAGGAGGTGATGGCAGAGACATTCGGCTTTTGCACCCGTGTCGGTGCCTCAGGCGAGATCAAGCATCGGACCTGGGAGAACGAGTTCGGGGACGGCTACGTCCAGTCCGGTGGCACGGGGATCAATGGCAAGTCGCAGGAGTGGTCGCACCAGGCCACCGGAGGCCTGGAGGACGGGCAGGAGCTGCGCCTGATGCGCGATTTCCTCGACCGCCACGAAGGCTACAAGTCGTTCCTCTGGACGCCGCCAGGCGGCACCCAGGGCCGGTACAAGGTCAAGGACTACAAGCTCGACCCGCAGGGCGCCGGCCTGTTCAGGATCAGCTTCACGATGAAGCAGGTCTTCACCCCTTACTAGGAGTCAACTGTATGTCGCGGAGAGTATCTGAGATACAAGGGCAAGGGCTTGATCAGACTTCTGGCGAGCTTTTTCGGGCGTATCTTCTAGGCTCTGATGCCAGATATCCATTGTCCATCCTTGGATGCCCTCAGTTGTTAGCGCAACCGCTTGGAGTTCAAATAGAAAAGGCTTCTGGCCAGGTCCGAAAATGCCGCTATCCGTTGAAAACCCAAGCAGTTCGCCTGCAACCATCATCTGAGCGCCATAGTCAGCAAATGCATTGCGATCGCGATAAATAAACCCCACGTTGAACATGGAGCTGTACTTACCTTCGTAGGGCTCTTCTTTAGACCCGCATCGGAAAGTCTCAAATCTCAGGCCTAATCCATTGATAGATCTGACCGCTGCCTTCAGGGCTTCGTCTCGCTGGAGCTCGGGAATGTCATTAATACGGTCAGGCTGTTTCGTCAGCCAAATCATCTCGTGAACGTCAATATCTGGCTCCTGCCTATACGGGATGTGCTTCGATTCCGCAGCCAGCCGAAGTTCAACTGCATTCCATTTTTCCATGTTTCTTCACAGCTCCTTATCAGTGATGAGCGAACCTACTCCAGCAAATTAATCCTCGCCACTGTTAATCCATCCAAGCTGGATAGCTAGCCAGCCACTTACCCCGCCCGTGCGGGGTTTCTTTTTTCTGAGGCCTCCATGACTTTCGAGACCGATATCCAGAAGCTCGAGCCGGGCAACCAGATCCGGCTGTACGAGGTGGACGCCACGCGCTTGGGCGGCAACCTCATGCGATTCCACGGCCACGCCCAGGAAGGCGACATCATCTGGCAGGGCCAGCTGTACGAGGCAATCCAGATCGAGGCCAAGGGCTTCGACATCCGTGGCGACGGACGGCCGGCCACACCAACCCTGCAGTTGGCCAACGAGATCGCCGGCGTGCGCGGCGCCGTCACCGCGTTGTGCCTGGCCCTCAAGGACCTGGTGGGTGCACGGGTAACGGTCATTGAGACCTTCCGGCACTTCCTGGACGCCGCCAACTTCCCAGACGGCAACCCCAACGCTGCGAACCAGGCGCGGGAAAATCTCTGGTTCATCGAACAGAAGACCGAGGAAGACCGCGAGCAGGTGACGTTCCAGTTGTCGAGCCCGCTTGATCTGGGCGGCGTGCAACTGCCCAGCCAGCAGATCACCAAGTTGTGCCGCTGGGCCACGCGCAACGGGTACCGCGGCGAGGCCTGTGCCTATGCCGGCTCGGCAATGTTCACCAAGCAGAACGAGCCCACGGACAACCCAGCGCTCGATCGCTGCGCGGGCCGCTGGAACAGCTGCAAGCTGCGCGGCAACACCCGCCGTTTCGGCGGATCCATGGGCGCAAGCCTGATCGCCAGTTCGAGGTAACCATGCGCATCAACCAACAGCTGCAGGCCGCGATTCGCGAGCATGCCGAACGCGAGCACCCGACCGAAGCGTGCGGCGTGCTGATCAAGACGGCCGCCGGGCGAGAGTATGTGCCGTGTCGCAACCTGGCCAGGACGCCCCGCGACCAGTTCACCCTGCATCACGAGGACCTGGCCAACGCCGAGGAGCAGGGCCAACTGCTGGCGATCATCCACAGCCACCCAGACGCCAGCCCGCGCCCGAGCATGGCCGACCGCGTCAGCTGCGAACTGCATGAGGTGCCGTGGGGGATCGTGGCGTGGCCCGGCGGCGATATGGAGTGGTTCAAGCCATCCGGCTACACCGCGCCGCTGCTGGGTCGCGAGTTCTCCCACGGGCTGCTCGACTGCTGGGGCGCCTGCCGCGACTGGTACGCCCGCGAGGCCGGCCTGCAGCTGCCGAACTTCGAACGCAAGGATCTGTGGTGGGAGGAGGCCGACGGCCCGAGCCTCTACGAGGACAACTTCAAGGGCGCCGGCTTCTACCAGGTCAGCGAGCCGCGCCGCGGCGACATGCTGGTGTTCATGGTGCCATCGCCTGGGCGCCCATGCTTCCACCCGAACCACGCGGCGATCTACCTCGGCAGCGAGCCCGCCCTGGTCAGCGAGGACGCTCCGGCGCTGGGCGGTTCAGCGTACGACGGGTCAACTGTTATCCCTATCTCGGGGATACAGAACGCGTACCACACGCGCTGGGGTTTTGAAGCCGATCTGCTGCTTGCCTCGGCTTCTGGACAATATCGTCCGTTGACGCTGTTGATGGCGTCCGGAGCAGCTGTAACTGCCGACGCGGAGCTTCCCTGCAATGTATAAGCTGACTGACAACCCTGATGCTGTGATCCGTCTTGAAGACGGTGCGGCGATCCCCCGCGGGCACCGATTCTGGTCCGACTATGAAGTGTGGCTCGCTGCCGGTAATGAACCACAGCCTGCTTACACGGAAGATGAGCTCGCTGTAATTGCCGCTGCCGAAGCTGCGATTGCTGAGTCGGCGTGGCGCGAGAGCGAGATGCAAGTCGCGCAGCAGAATGTGACAGCGATCGAATTCGGCGAAGAATCTGTGCCAGGCACTGCCGCAGCATGGAAAGCTTACTGGCTGGGCCTGCGCGCCTGGAAAGAGGGCGCCGTCGGTTACCCAGACATCGATCAGCGGCCAGCGCGGCCAGCCTGACCCTACATACCTGAACACGACCGCCGCCTGGCGGTATTTTTTTGCCTGGAGAAAACCCATGACCCAATCCACCGCACGCGGTGTACGCAACAACAACCCCGGCAACATCGACTACAACCCCCGCAACGCCTGGCAGGGGCAGTTGGGCGTCGAGGTGGGCGTGGCCAAGCCGCGCTTCGCTCGCTTCGACTCGCCAGAGAATGGTATCCGCGCCCTGGGCAAGCTGCTGATCAACTACCGCGGCAAGGACGGCATGCCCGGCGTTGGCGGGAAGGGCATCGACACCGTGCTGGAAACCATCAACCGCTGGGCGCCGAGCAACGAGAACGACACCCAGGCCTACGCCGACGCTGTGGCCAAGCGCCTGGGCGTGGGTATCACCGACCCGATCGACATCAAGGATCGCTCCACGCTGTGGATGTTCGTGGAGAGCATCATCATCCACGAGAACGGCGGCAACCCGTACAAGGGCGCGATCATCGATGAGGGTGTGCGGCGGGCCTTGGCGTGAACGGCTGGGGCGTGCGGGCACTCGTGTTGCTGGCCGTGGTCGGGTCGCACTGGCTCGTCTACCAGCACGGGCGATCTGTGGAGCGCACCGAGGCTGCAGCGGTATCGGCGCAGCGAGACAGCGGCGATCGCCTGGCCGAGGTGCTGGGCGAGCGCGGGGAACGGGCAAAGGAGCAACAGCGCGCCGACGCGCTGGAGGAGGTGAGGGCGCATGCTCAGGAACAAAGAACGATCGCTGAAGGCGCTGCTGCTGGGGCTGATGCTGCTGGCCAGCGGCTGCACGACGAAGCCGGCAAACTCGCTGCCACCGTCGGTTGCCCCGGCCAGGATCCCGCCGTTGCCGCTCGAAGCGAGGCAGCCCGCCGCACCGCCATGGTGCTCTCCGACCTGCTCGCACGGGCTGATGCTCGAGCGGGAGAGCTGGCGGCAGCGTATGACCGAGCCCGAGTAGCTGGCCTGGCCTGCGAGGCATCCTATGGCGGCTTGGTGGAGTAGGGGCATCTTGTGGGTAAACAGAATGAACCTTCATCTGTGGTGCTTGGTCGCAACGAAATTGCGATGTCTCGGCATGAAGCCGGCAAAGGAGAGGTTATGCGAAGGAATGATCTGAAGAGTGAGGCGCAGGCGTGGGCTATGGTTGGGCTTTGGGTCTGCGGTATTGCGCTGGCCACTTTGGCATGGCACCACATGGTGACTTAAAGCGGTGCTCGTTGCGGCGCGCTTGATCCTATACTGTTTTAGTCAAGCCACCGGGGCAGCATCGTGAAGCGAACCATAGAGGGAATGATTGAGGCGGGTGAGCCGATGATACGCGAGGCAATTGAGGCCTTACGCACCTACCATAATGCTCAGGACGCCGGGGCTCCGGCAGAGCAGGTCGAACGCCTTCGAAGAATCGCCGAGTCCGCTTACCAGGCTGTGACCGACTACCAACTCTTCGCGCTGGGGCACCAGCCTCTGATTCGTCACTGAGCCGGCTCTATCAGCGTTGCTCCCTGGTTCCGCACGTTGCCTACTGCGGTTCCAACGCGGTACCACTCGAACGCCTCTGCCGGCTCGCCCAGATTCAGCACCAATTGTTCCGCGTGTTCGCTGGGCATGCCTGCTGCGATCCACTCAACAGCCAGATCAGGCGATAGCACGACCGGTCGGCGGTCGTGCACATCGACCAGGCCGCCCTGGGCGTCGGCAGTGATGATCACGAACCCGTCGTGCTCATTGCCGGCGAACTGACCTATCGAGGCGCACAGGGCAGGGCTTCCATCCCGCCGGCGGATGTAATAGGGCTGCTTCTTCGGACCGCCTTCATCCACCCACTCATACCAGCCATCCACGGGTGTTATTGCCCGGTGAGGCCAGATCGCCCTGAAGAAGGGGCCGTGGGCCACCTTCTCGACGCGAGCGTTTATCGGCGCGGCGCGGTCGGTCGCCCAGTGCGGTCTCCATCCCCATCTCACCAGGTCCGCCCTCGGGCCTGCGTCATCTACCCGGAGCACGGCGACCTGCGTGGTCGGCGCGACGTTGTACCGCCCCAGGTCCTGGTCACCGACGTTGTTCCGCCAGGCTTCTGGCATGCTCAGCGTCTCAACGAAGTCATGGATCCCGCGGTACTGGCTCAACCTTCCGCACATGCCCCGTCCTCCTGCTTGAGCTAAAAGCATAGCCCGCCAAGCGGTACTGGCCTGACTATCCGTTTGGATGCTCAAATACTGTATCGATATACAGTATTGGTGCCGCATGTACTTCCTCCTCGTTCGCCGCCGTGTGCGCGGTGTCGCCATCCCTAACGAAAAGCTTGCCAAGGTCAAGCCGCTGCGCGCAGACGTGCACATCGAGTACGGCCACAGCAAAGTGCTCGGGCGCCCGTGCATTGAGGCCTGGGTGTTCAACCCGACGCCGAGCGGCGACATCATCCCGCGCCTTCACGATGCCTGCGTCAACGGCATGGCCCAGATGGGCATGAACATCACCGGCTTCGAAGAGGTCGACGGCGTGCTGTACTCGCAGTCGTGGTGGTGCCGTGTTGAGTAGCCTGGCCGGGATACCGCAGCCGTGGCTTGATGAGCTGGGCGACCAGTCGGCCCTGGTCACAGATCCAGATGGGCGCGCTGCGGTGCTGGCAGAAATGGCCTATGCGGCCAGCCGCCGACGAGAGGTAGATGCCGGCGTGCTTTCCGACATGCTGGAGCTTGCCGAGGCGGCCAGGACCTGGGCGCTACTCGAGCACGAAGAGGCATGGGCCATCGGCCTGCTCAGGTATGAATCTGCAGAGGAGTGGAAGAGGGACGAGCCAGGACGGATCGTGGTCGGCAGGACGCCGCGGGAGGGGATGTAA